GCCCGCCGCTCACCGGCAGGCATGTAGGGGGATTGGGGTTAAATGAGTTCGGCGGGAACGCTGATGGTGTTGCCGACGATCTTCATCAGCACTGCCCGGCACACTGCAATGGCCCGCGTGTCACCGTGCGCTCGGTGGAGCGGGTCGCGGTTGGCGTCAGCCGCCCAGTTGACGCGGTGGCCGGGCTCAACCCATACGGCGTACTTGGCTATCAGGCGCTCGCACTCGTCCTCATTCACCGGTGGCGTGCAGAAGGCCAGTTGCAGTTGGCCAGCGGGCGGCACAGAGCCTTCGATTGACTCGATGGCCCAGCCAAGCGCGGTACTGGACAGGTCTTCGGTTCGAACGCTGACCATACGGCTCATGGCCTTGGCCCCTTGTAGATGAACACGTAGGCGAACCAGGGGGTGGCGATCATGGCGCCACCCGCTGGCCGAGCATCACGTCGGTGACAATTTCCCAGAGCTGGGCCGGTGACCACTGGTATCGGTCGAAGTCTGTGTCTGGCTGAACGCCGTGCTTACACGTCGAGTGAGCGCCGGCCGGATACTCGCCGCGCTTTTTCATGATCGTTGCCACACGGCCGTCACCACCTGGCTCGGTGCGGTGATAGTGGTAGGCCTGCGTGGTGTAGCCGTTACCGGCCTCAACCTCGAACACTCCATCCGCAACCATGTCGGCCCGTCCGTCTGGCGTCCAGGGTCGACCGCCGCCTGCGGTGCGCGCACCTTCGTGCAGGTAGAGCGTGTATTCTCCGTCGTCACACCGCCGAATATCGAAGCAGTGGTTGATCTGCGTACCCACTAACACCCGCGACATGAAATTGAAGCGGTGATCATGGATTGCGGAGCTTTCAAAGCAGGTGCGGCGCGGCAACGCAGGGTGCCAAACATGCAGGCGCTGATTGCCTTCCAGCTGGACCTGCACAAAGCCCAGTCCGTGCAGGGTGATCTTGTCGGTCATTACGTCGTCGATGATGCTCACGGGCGCACTCGTCCTTGCCGCTATAGCGGCTGACTTTGAAGGGGGAGGGGTTACAGACTAGACTTGGCGCCTCACTTCTTGAGGGCTTGGCCATGTCCGTTGAAAGGGTGTTTCATCTTGAACAGGCATTGCTGGCAGTGCTTCAGCAGGCTGAACAGCAAGGCGTCGATATCGATCGGCTGTACAAGCAGGCGATTGGCGGGCTTATCGGCAATACCTCGTGGCGCTGGGTCACCGCTGACCACGTAGCTGGTGCTGCCGACGAACTGGAAAGCGCTATGAGGGTTTTGCGCGATCGCCCGAACCAGGGTTAGTTGGAGCGCTTGGAGCCGGGATAGATTCCCATGGAAGAAACGCTGCCTTTACGAGCATCTTCATTTCAGAGAAATCGCTACGGTTCGCCCACAGGATTGCGGCGGCGAAAACGAAGGGCGCGATAGGCAGCATCACCAAGCAGAAGATCCGAGCGGCAAAGCGATACTTGATCATCCAAGGCCGAATACCTTTCGGGTTAAAGGTCGGGATATTCATTGTCCTGCGCCCGCTTGCGCTGTGAGTGATTCGATACGCGCCTGAGCCTCAGCGCATGTCTCTTCACTTGTATGGCAGATGCCGTCATGCGGGCAGTGAGCGTTGCCGCTGTTATTGGTCTGCTGGGAATCGTGCGACAGCATCGCGTCGATGTCTTTGGTCAGAAGGGTCCATTGATTCTCGCCAAATGCGCCGCGCGCCAGACGCAACAACCCCTCCAGCACATCCGCCCGCTCATCCGCTGCGGTCAGCAGGACTTGCAGGGCGTCACGCTCGCGGACCGCCTGAGCATGCTTGGCGCGCCAGTGCAGCACGGCGTCCAGCTCCTCTGCTGCTGATACTGCTGGCTGCCCGGTCATGCGCCGCTCGATCATCCGCCAGACCGGCTCGTATTCCGGCCAGTCGTGCTCAACCACCACGCAGTTAACCTTCGCGCTCGACTGGCAGTCGCGCCAATACTTGGATTCCTCTTCTGAAAGGCGATTTATCTTCAACACGATGTAGCGCTCTTCGCGCTGGAACGGCGCCACTATGTTTTCTGTAGGCACGGCTATTTCCTTGCCGGGCCATGCCCGGGCGGCGGAGTGGGGGAGTTACGCGGCTCGCGCTTGGCGTTGTTCGGCGCGCCATGGGTCGTTGGCCCGGGCCAGTGCAGCCATCGGCGGCGGGCTGACACTGTTGCCGCACATGTGCACCTGTTGGGTTTTGGTGAATGGCTTGCCGTCGGCGCCGTGGCTGATGATGTAGTCGGCCGGGAAGCCCTGGGCCTTGTACAGCTCAGCCGGCTTGAGCATCCGCAGGCAGATATCGACGATCACGTAGGGCGTGCCCTTGACCATCACAGTTACCAGGGCCAGGCGGTCCTTGGTGGTGATGGTGGGTGCCGGTGCGTCACAGGCGCTGGTGTTCTCGGTGCCGTAGTAGCTGATCAGGAAGGCGGCTACGCGCAGGGCGCCTGCTTCGTGTTCCGGCGAGAGGGTGAGCGACACCAGCGAACTCTTGCCGCCGCCACCGGCGGTGATGGTCGGTGCTGGATCATCCAGGACCTGGCCCACGCTGCCGCCGAACGCCCGCTCCATGAATGCGCTGACCAACCCGTGGTGCTGGCCGCCGGCGCTGATGGTGTGCAGTGGCTCGTTGGCGTCCCGTGCATCACAGTTGCCACGCAGGTGCACCAGGTTCGCCACGGCCAACTGCTGCTGACTGCCGGTGTTGGTCACCGTGGTCATCGGGTCGCGGATGTCTTTGGCGTGCACGGTATTGAATCCGCCGTTGGCCTGGATCATCACCGCAGTGCTGATGGACTGTCCGCCGCCGCTGGCAGTGACGGTGCCCACCGGGCCGCAGATGTCGTTTACCCCGTGGGAGCGGCGCTTGGTTGCGCCGGAACCCTCGCCGTGCCCGGCCTGTACGATGCAGGCCGAAGCCAGTGCGTGCTTCACACCGCCGGCGACAACCGTGCCCATGGGTTTATCCACGCCCGGCACCCGTGGCTCTTGCCCTAGGCGCTCGCCGTAGCCTGACTGAATCAGCGTGGGACTGATCAGCGTCAGCTCGCCGCGATTTGCGCAGGTCACCGTCGGCAGTGGTTCGAGCGGGTCGTTGATCCGGTCGCTGCCCTGGTGCGTTGCCGGTGCAATCACCGGGCTGACCACCGAGAAGGCGCCGCCCTTGGGGTATGAGGTAATCGTGCGCAGCGGCTCGCCGGCGGACTGCACCGACTCACCGGACCAGTTCGCTATCGGGACAATGAACGGCGCCGGGCTGTCGATGACGAATTTCCTCATGCCCTTGGCAACCCGGCGCAGGGTCGCTTCGGCCAAGTCCTTCTTGCGGCCGAAGATGCTTTTGCCCAGGTCGGTGAAGTCGATGCAATCGGCGGCGGTCTTCCACTTCTGCTGGCCCTTGACCGGGTTCTTGGCGTGGGTCGGCTCAGGCCACACCACCGGCCGGCCATCGCACCGGGCGATCATGAACAGGCGTTCCCGGCTGGTTGGTGCACCGAAGTCGCAGGCCTTGATCACCTTCCACTCCACCACATACCCCATGCCTTCCAGCAGGGCCACGAAGCGGCGCCAGGTGCGACCGCGCTGTTTCGGGTCAGGCACCAAGAACTGGTTAGACACAGGCACTTGCTCGCCTGGGTCCGCCACGCGGTTGGTGGTCTTCCCCTTCTTGGTCGGGTGCGGCACCTGGTCCAGGGTCACCACCCGGCCGGTGGCCTTGTCGCGTTTGGCGATCAACCGGCCCCATTGCAGGATCTGCTTCACGTTCTCCAGGCTGATCACCCGGGGCCGCTTCATACCTGCCCACTTGAGGCCGATCCACGACAGGTTGCGGATCTCGCGCTTGCGCGGCTGGCCGCCGGCCGCCTGGCTGTGGTGCGTGCAGTCCGGCGACATGTGGAACCATCCCACGGCCTTGCCGCCGCACTCGGTGTCCGGGTCACCCTCGAATACGTCGGTGGTGAAGTGCTGCGCGCCTGGGTGGTTCATGGTGTGCATGCTGATGGCTTGCGGGCTGTGGTTCTTCGCCACGTTCACCGTGCGGCCCAGCCCCATTTCCAGCCCGGTACCGGCACCGCCACCACCACAGAAGAAGTCGACAACGATCTCATCGTCCTGAGGGTTGAAGCCGAGGCCGTATTGGGTTTTGAAATCGAAGGGGTGTTTCTTCTGTCGTGCGGACATAGGGGGTCCTCGCCGGCTGGCGCTAAGAAATTAAATGGTTTATTAATAGGTAATGTAGAACTCTTATGCGGAGAAACTTCGATGAATTACCTGTGGCGATCCGTCAATTTGAAAGTAAATAGAGCTGAGGATCAAATCAGCGCACTCTCACGGCAAATCGATGAGTGGTTTGTACAAAATAAGTTCGAGTATGAGGCCATATTGCTTGAGGAGGATAAGGGGGTAAAAATAGTTCTTAAAAAGTTTAAAGAGGTGCCTCAGCTAGATTGCTGGAGTTTGCTTTTCGGTGAGTGTATTCATAATCTTAGAAGCGCTTTGGATAATCTTGCTTTTGCACTTGCATGCTTGAAAAAAGACCCGCCAGAAAATGCGAAAGGTATTTTCTTTCCAATATTTGAAGATGCCGCCGATTTTGCGAAAAAAGCACGACGTTGCACAAGTCAGCTTTCTGATGAGTCGGCAAAAATAATAGAGATGTTACAGCCCTTTAATCGAGACGGATCAGGGCGGTGTGGAAGGCCAGAGGATGATGCGCTTCTGATGCTTCAGCTCTTCAATAATTTAGATAAACATCAGATTCCTTCCGTTGCGCTGTTTGCTCCGCATGATTTGATATACGATATTGCTGTGGAGTTTCATAATAAAGCTCACGCGGATGAGAACCTTCCGCCGAATGCAGTTGTTAGCAATAAGCCGATTGTGCCAGGCGAGTTTCTAGTTGAATATAAAACTACTCAGCCGGTTAAAAAAGTAGAATACCATATAGAAGGAGTCGTCATGGTCGCCGTAAGCGGGCTGGCGCAACCAGTTTCTGTTGGGTTCCTTCTGGTAGGGCTGCATCAGTATGTGAAACTCGTTGTTTTACAGTTCCAGCATTTTTTTGAGCAGCAAGAAAATTAAGATAATAGTGACTAATGAGATTGATTCGATGTGCATGGCACGTCTACTTCGTCCCCTAGCTCTGGCGGATCGTCGGTAAGCGACTTCAGGCCTGCCGCCCTGATAATTCGTGACACCTTTTCGGTAACTACAAAAGGTGTCGTGACACACTTGAGCATCTGCGCTGCGGTCTTGAAGTCGGCGGCGAGAACGTTGCGCAGCAGGGTCTGGTAAACCTCCTACTGATTGTTGAAACCGTGCTGCTTCATCAGACGTTTGAGGTCGGCCTTGAACACGCCTGCGACCTCAACCGTAAACTTCTCGACACCCAATGCAGCGTCTTTTAGTGCTGCCTTCTCGCGCTTGCGGCGCTGCTTCAAGGCTTCCGCCGTCGGCTGCTGATCTTCCTCGGCCATGGCCTACCTCTTCTATTCCGCTGGCCGGCAGTGCGAGCCAGGTTTGACGTTTGCGTTGCTGGATGCGGGTTATGCGGCGCATGAATCGACCTTCACCTGGCTCCAGGCGCCGACCGCCTCGAAGATCCGTGCGGCGCGCGCCTCGTCCAGCGACATCGCTTCGGGAATGGCGATCCAGCCTGAAGCCACCATCTGGCTTTGATTGGCAGATTCGCGCAGCTTCTTGTAGCAATGCTCAATCACGCCCTCCAGGTGGTCGGAGAGGTAAACGCCTTCTGGCGCAACCTCCACCGATTTGCTGTAGCGGTCGCCGCGGGCATCGATGCAAAGCGCGCTGAGGTAGATCGTCCACCGGTGGGGGATGCCGCAAACGGCCTGGCCGATCTTCCCGGGCGCGATGTTTTTGAGCGACTTGTAATTGATCATGCCCTGGCGGCCGCTGGGGTCGATGTTAACTACTGCGACGTGGTTGGATGCCAGCAGCGACCTGCAGGACCGGTCAATGCGGGCTTTGAGGTTGTGCGGCTTGCGCTTGCTCATAGTGCCTCCGCGAGTTTGCGCAGCGCGTTACGCTCGGCCCTGGTTATTGGTGGCTTGCGGCGCTTAAGGATGGTTTCGGGATCGATCTTGGTTGAGCGCTTGGCGGGCGGCGGGTTGATCGCCGGGCTTTCGCCTTGGTAGATCTTCCCGCCGGCGGCTAGGAACAACGCAGTACGTTCCGATATTGAGTCGGCGTGCCGGCGTTGTTCCTCGACCAAGCTGAGGTGGTTGCTGATCATGATCAGGCTCCTAAACGATGGGCTTGTGCCCGAGCTTTGTCTGCTACCTCGTCAACCATGCGATTCAGTTCCAGGTTGAACTGGACCAGCTCTTTGTGAAGGTTGGTGATGTAGTCTTCGTCGCGGTAAATCGTCTCGATGTAGAGCTGGCACTCTTCATCCTGGCGAGAGTCGAACGACAGGAAGTCCCACCACTTACGCCCCGTCACGAACATGCAGCCTTGGACTTGCGGCATGTGTTCCTCGGGCATGCCTTCAAGCCAGGTCCTGACGTGAATCGCTTCGTTGAAGGGGCACTTCGATTCGGTACCCCCGTCATCGTTGATAAGGCCGTCGGGTGAGCAGCCCAACCAGTCGTACTTCGGGTGAACGATGAAGCCAGACGGCACCACGATATTGCCGGTCAGCATCTCGTAAGCGTCCTGCGCCTTCTGCTCTTCGGTATGCCCCCACTTCATTGAAGCGCTGCTGACGTTGTGCTTCGACTTCTTCGCCAGCCGCTCGAAACATAGCTCGCGCATATAGGATGTGCGGGCCTGCATCGGCTCGCGCTTCCCATCCCTTTTGGGCTGGTTCCAGGCGATCACGTCTTTGAACCGGCTGGCTGTCACTTTTCCCGAGCGGTCGGCGCGCCACTGATCGTTACCTTGCAGTTCCGATCTCACTATGCCGCCTCCTCTGTATGGGACTGGTCGTTGTTGGAGCCGGTCATGTCAGTGAAGTCAGCGTCGACGGTTGCCGCCATGCTCTTGAGTGCTTCGTGGCATTCCAGGCCGATTGCCGCGCGTTGCTTCGGCTTGAGGCCCGCCCAGGCTGCCGCGTAGGCTTCGATGTCCTGGCGCCTTGCGACAACCAACAGGTCCGCAAATACCCCGTCGATTTCAGGCGAGGGGGATTTCGGCCCGAACGAAACGCCAGCAGCTGCAGCAGTGTTCGCGGTCTGTTTGGCGGGCGTGATGTCGATCTCGCCGCCATACGAATCTTCGAATTCGTCGGGGGTGTAAACGCCAAGAATCACGTCGGGGCAGAAAAGGCGGGCCCATTTTTTGGTAACCAGGTACGCGATCTGCTGCTTGGGGTCTTCCGCCCAGAGCGTAGAGTTGCGGGTGCGGACCTGGGTCAGCAGAAGTTCCAGGGTACGCGGCTCGTCTTCGCCCCGGAACGTCGCCCAAACCTTGATGCCAAGTCCTTTTTCGTCGTCAAAGCTCCAGGCCGGAACGCGGTATTTTTTGAACTCGCCAGTGTCCTCGTCCTTCTTGGATTTGCTGGTGACCTCACGCATCTTCCCTATGATGTTTTCCCAGGCTCCAAACCACTCGAAGTTCAAGCGCCCCTTGACTGGCGCCTTGGCGGTGATCACTGCGTTGACGAGCTGCGCCTCATAGCTCAGTGCGCCGCCGTTGACGATGAACGTCTTCTGAGCCACGGCAAAGGGGTTCATTTGCCACTGCATTGCTTGAAGCACTACCGCCATGCAATCGGCTTGGTTGCCTTTGAGATGCTTCGGGACGGTGGTCACTCCCTGCGACATCATCAGTGCAAGGTCGCTCATCGACCGCATGGTGCTTGGGTCGAGGATTAGCGCGGCCGCGTTGTGCGATGGATCGTGATAGGTCGCGAGGCCGGTTTGTGCTTGGGGATTTGTATCGGTCATAACGCTCTCCGTAGCCAGCATGGCGGCGTGCTGGCCGTCAGATGGAAAGGGTGGTTAGAAGCTGATGGCGCGAAGCCAAGCGCGAGCGGTGTCGAGGTCCACGTCGAAGCCCAGGGCGACAACTTCGACAATATCCTCAGCCGGTGGCGTGGCCGGGTCCGCATTGATGGCTTCAACTGCGGGGGCAAGTACGACAGCAGGTGCGACTTCAGCTTTCTCTTCGTTCACAGTGGCTGCAGCTGGCGCAGGAGCAGCAGCTTGGGCGCGCAGGCGGGCCAGCTCTTCTTGGTCGCGCCGATGTTGGTCGTCACGCACCTGCTGCTGACGTTGCTGCTCTGCTTGCGTATCGCGTTGTTGGCGTTGCTGCGCTTCCAGGTCGCGGCGCTGCTTGTCCAACTCGTCCTGTTGCTGCTTCAAACGCCGGCGGTCTTCCTCGGCACGTTGCTTGCGCAGCTCCTCAGCTTCCGCGTCGGCAACGCGTTGCTTCTCACGCAACGCGTCCAGTTCTTTCTGCTGGGCCAGCAACTTGGCGGCGGCTTCTTCGCGCTCAACGGCAGACTTGTGCAGCGCTTCCAATTGCTCAATCGCGTTGTCGCGAGCGATGGTGCCTTCGGCTTCAAACTCGCCATATTCTTCGGGCAGGATCACCGACTCTTTGACGCCCAGCAGAATGTTTGCGACATCTGCGGCGCTGCGACTTGCATAAGCAGCAGCGACAGAACTGAATCGGTTGATTTTTGCCCGGATCGCCTCGATGCGTTCTTGCTCCAGCCGCTCTCTTTCGGCCTTGGCATCTGCGATACGCTTTTCTTCGGCCTTGACGGCTTCGTCGATGGGCTCTTCGAGCACTAGGACGCGAGCCCTCAACGTTTCACCGAACTCTTTAACCTGGTTGACGCGTGACTGGGCGTCTTTGACTTTCTGTTGATAAGGCACCAGTGCAGTCTTGGTCGTTTTATCCAGTGCATAGCGCACGTCGCGGATATCGCCACGAACCTCTTTGGCATTTGCCATGCCTTCGTTGGTCGAGCAGTCAACGACCAGCTTCGCGTATGTAGTTTCCAGGCGAACGATCTGCTCTTCGTGCGGCTGATATTCGGCGATGTCGGTGACGGCAACAGCAGGGACGACGGAGTTTTTGGAATCTTCGGTTTCGCTCGTTTCGAGCGGCTCTTGTGCAAGTGCTTGTTTGGTGTTTTTGGACATGACGATCCCTCGCCGCGCCAGGCGCAGCATTGAAAGTAGTGGGGGTGAGTGCTGCCGTCAGGCGGCGGAAATGAGTGAAGCGTTGTAGTTGTCATAAATCTCGTCGATGCGCGCCCGGAAGTATCGGTGCTCGTTTTCATCGATCACGCGAAGCATGAAGGCCAGGGTGACGCACGATGTTGCCGCCGAGCTGGCGTTTGGTTTGCCGAGGTCGCGGATCATGTTTTCGATCTCGCCCTCGATCCAGCTGACGGCGTTTTGGTGGTCACGTTGTGCGATGTTCATTCAACGCCCCCTGCTGGAGGGCAGATCAATTCCATCTGCGCCATTGCTACGCCGATGCGGGCCTTGAGGTTGACGCGCTCTTTAAGTCGGAGCGATTCACGTTCTGCTAGGTCGGCAACCGTATATTCATGGAACAGGTCGAGGTGCTGCGCCTTGCCGAAGTTCGGTAGGTCCCAACGCCTGTCGGACTCCCTGGCCTGGGCGCTATCCGCGTAAATGCTGGACATTGCAGGACTCCAGGCGCCGGGCGAGGGCGCAGGCTTCGTTGTGGTTGCGGCGGAAGCCCTTCACCTTGCCAGTGGCGGAGTCGACGACGTGGAAGAACTCATGCCCAGCCGGGATGACCCGGTAGAGAGGCGAGGTTTTTGGAGCGCTGGAGCCGACCAGTCCAAGGCAAAGGGCCATGGACATGTTGCGGCGCTGGTTCATTGCGAGCGCTACGTCGCAGTACGCGTGCTGACTTTGGTTCATGGTCGCCTCCAGGGTGGCGCTATCGGTGGGCTTGCTTGATCTCGGCTGCACGCTGGGTGTCGTTCATGCGAGACCAACGGTCATGCTGATGGTTGTGATCGTCCAGCGCCGCCTGATTGCTCGTGCGGCACCGCTCACAGCAGCCCTCGTGCAGGGTGTCTGTTGGCACACCGCATTGAGGGCAGACGAACTGTTCATCGCTCATGGCGACCTCCAGTGTTTGGGGTTAGGCGG